CATCAGTTGATATCCCATTCTTAGCAGCATTCGCAATTGCATTAAATTCAGCATGGTGGCAACCTATTTGACTTTCTGATCCACTAGCAATTTTACATCTATCTCTAAGACAATCAGCACCTCCACAAAGGCCGCTTTGCTTGCGAGCAATCCCATTGAAAGAAGAGATAATTGGGACATCTCCCTTGACTATCACCGCCCCAACTTTTGCCCTGCTACATGGTGAGAGGCTAGCCATGATCTCAGCCATACTCAAAAATGCTTTATCTTTAGCAGTCATAGCAGTCATCATCCTTGGAGGCAAGACAAGCAATCTCAGAAGCAAGCTTGATAATCGCTTTAGATCTCTTTCCACACTTGCCTTTATTGCCTACCGTATAGCGACCGAGAGCAAGACAAACATCACCTTGACTTGCGAAAAGCCACGTTTGATATGCCTTGATGCCATACTCAATCTCAGTACATCCTGGACAATGAAAGAACTCTTTTTTTACTTGCATGATACCTTCAGCACCTGCAGACGATACTAAGCCACCTTGAAAGCGACTCTCATGAAAAGCAAGAGCAATCATCAGATAAGGATCAACGCCCATCTTTTCAGCACTAGATGCAACTTGCTGACAAGCTCGCATTCTTGAAGGGATTGATTTAGAAATCATCTTCTCCCATCCTAAATCTTGCTTGCTCTGAGTTGGGTTAAAGATCAATCCCATCACAAGCCAACACACATCAAAAAAGTTATTCATCATCTTCGCTTTCGTCTTTGGTGATGTCATCCCAACTCTCATCATATTCAACATCATCGTATGATAGGATGATAGGCTGATGATCAAAAATAGCTCTGCACTTGATGCAATAGTGATACTCAATGCTTGAGCCTGCTAAGGTTGATTTTATTGTATTTTTACATCTAAGGCATTGCATTTAACTAACTCCATGGTCTTGGGAAAAAGCGGTTTAGTTATATCATACACGGCTTTCGCAAATTCTTGTATCTCAAATTGAGCATGACTATCTAAACGCAAGTTTAAAAAGTGCATGATTGCCTGAATGCTTGCAGACCAAATGCATTCGCTATAAGTACCAACTGGCAAAATCACGCGAGCTTGTTCTCTACAAACGCCCATATCAAGCAACCTTAAATAATTGTAATAAGCAACTTGATAACCTTGAGCTAGCAATGTCAATGCTTCATCTTCTCGATCATCATCAAGACGACCAAAAGAGCCTTGCTTGTTTTTAGTGTCTTGAAGTCTAAAGAAATCGGGATAAAAGAAGCTTTCTTTAATCTCAGTGTATCGTGCTGATTGCTCATTCCATGCACAGCCAACTTGGTGCTTCATCCATTGTCTTAAAACAAAGATCGGGGCTTTAATCCTAAATTTCACATGCCCATGTCTAAATGGTGATGTATGATCATGCTCCCATAAGTACTTTAAAAGCTTATCATCTCTATCTGTCCATTTATCACTTGATCCAGCATAGGAAACACGAGCAGCATTCACAATTGCTAAATCGTCTCCCATATGATCGACCAATTCAACAAAGCCGTCATTCACATTGATTTTCATTTTCTCTCTCTTTGAAAAAATATTATATAAAATTATATAATATTATGTGTTCTATATACACTCAAAGGAGAATTTTTATGTTAAATTCAGATTTAATAAATCGCATTGCTTGCCTTAAAAAGGTAGTCGATGCCATGTTTCAAGATGATGCTCCAGAGGTTGGGCAAGCTCTCAACTTTTGCATCAATCTCATTTTCTACAAAGAAGAGATGAAAGAAATCAATCAAACTCTATCAGTGCTTGATGAAATCAAAGACATCAAAAACATCTATTCATCACTAAAGGATAAAAAAAATGCTCAATAGATTTACTCTCATTGGAAGACTTGGACAAGATCCACAACTTAAGAAGATTGGCGATAAAGACCTTGCAACCTTTTCCGTTGCCTATAGTGAAAAAGTTAAAGGCGAAGAAAAAACAACTTGGTTCAATTGCGAGGTTTGGGGGGCTTTTGCTAGCGTTGTTCAATCTCAAGCTAAAAAGGGCGATAAGATCACCGTTATCGGTCGTATTGTCATCAATGAACACGAGGGCAAGCAATACATCAAAGTCATCGCTTCAGAGGTTGTTTTTCTATGATGAAGCCCAAAGATCGCAAATCAATATTGAGTCTTTATGTATCAACTAAGCTGATCAGCTTGCTAGATACGATCAGCGATAGACATGCAGTCAAGATCTCAAAACTTGCTGAAAAGATATTGCTTGACGGTCTGAAGAGAGATGAAATTGATTTAGTACTTGAAAGCGATGATGATGATGCTATTGAGAAAATCACAACTAAAATTATCAGAAAGCTTGATCATGGCAAAGAGTAAAACTACTACAAAAATCGATACAGTTGATTCTAAAGCGACCAAAGCAATCGCAAAAAAGCCTTCAGAAGATAAAGCTGAGATCGCAAAAAAGAAGAGGCTTGTGGCAACTGAGCAAATACTTGAGCTTATTTCTCAAGGCCTTTCTCAAACTGATGCGATTTCAGTTGTTGGCATCTCATACAGTACTTTTCATTCATGGATGAAGGCTGATGCTGAGTTAGTGGCTGATGTCAAGAGGGCTGAAATATCCCTTAAACTCAAGCATTTGCAAAACATTCAAAGGCATTCTGAAAACGATGTCAGAGCTTCCCAATGGCTACTCGCTCGAAAGTTTCCTCTAGAGTTTGGAGAGAAGCAGACCATTGACATGAACACTAAAGGCGATGACTCAAAGGTTATCATCAATGTGATTCAGCAGGTGCAAAAAGAGAAGCATCAAAAATCAATTGAGATCAAGCATGATTTGCCTGAAATAGAAGATCAAAGCGATGAAGAAGATTGATATTGAGCTTAAATTAAATCCTTTACAAGTTGATCTGATTGATCGCTTGATCTATTCGGACGATCCATTTATTGCCGTTCGTGCTGGTTGGGGTAGCGGCAAGACTTCAGCTTTAGTCTTCGCCTTGTGGACTTGGTCAAGCATACATCCCAATAAATCATCTCTCTTAGTCACTGATACAGCCCCCCGCTATAGATCTGTTTTAGGCCCTGAGTTGGAGAAATGGCTTGTGCCTTATGGATGGATTTATCATCAGCAAGAAGGCAAATGGACGGCCCCAAATGGTCATGTTGTTTGGTGTCGATCTTATTTTAGACCAGGCACAAGAGATGCCACCCATAATCCCCTTGAAGGCTTAAATATAACATCAGGTCTTGCCTTGATTGATGAATGTCAAACTCTTTCCGAAGAGGTTGCTCAAAAGACCTTGGGGCGTCTTAGATCAGGTCCATCGCCTAAGATGATCATGGTAGGCTTGCCCGTTTGGGGGGCTTGGTGGGTCGACTTTGCTGAGAAGGCTGGATGCACGCCAATCTTCTATGCTAGCCATGTCAATAAAGCCAACCTCTCAGAAGCTTGGTTTGATGCCGTCAAGAATTTGCCTGAGTCTGAACGGTTGGCAATGGTTGAAAATCAACCTAGACCACCTCAAGGCGTGATTTATTCCGAATGGACTTCAAGCCATGTTATCAGCAATTGGAAATATGATCAGAGCATGTCATCAAGGCTTGTCATTGACTTTGGCTTTAGAAAGCCTTCCGTTCTGATCTTGGCGCATGATCCAACCTTAGAAGCTGATGTCATCTGTGCTGAAATCAACCCTCAAGAAATCACGCTTTCAGAACTTGCTAAAGAAATCTTAAAGGTAGCTTGCCCTCGTGATCTAGCTAGACGATATCCCAATCGCATTTTACTAGACGGGGCAAGTGGTGATAAGGCTGGATCAGCTAGATCAGATCGTACAGCCCAATCAGCCTTTCATGAACTTTCAAAGCATCCTGATCAAGGTGGTATAGGGATGCCTTTTAGGTGGTGCACTGATCCAATACGAACAGACATTTTAAACGGTATTCAAAGAGTAAAAAGGCTGATCCATCAAAGAAGAATTTTATGCACCTCTGAAG